GCGCTGGGGGAAACTGTCGATGAGCGGATCAGGGCCATAAACTGTCTTGCTGTACATCGCGCGAACTTCGCCGAATGCTTTGCGGTCGAATTCGTCGCGGAAATAATCGTCGGCATTGCCGGCTGATTCCTCTTTGAGGTCGAGGCCCAGATCGGGGATCTCGCGAGCTTGGGCGAGGATGCGCTCCTCGCGGTCTGCCAGGATCTGGTGATTCACGACAACGGCGGGGTCGAGGGGCTGGGGTGGCTGTCTGCGTGCCATCGGTTATCGCCCCCTGACCTGTACGCCAGCTTTGGCGTACTTGATGTAGTCTGCTTCGGAAATGCCCATCCGGCTCGCGATGTGCTTTTGTTCGGCGGTCAGGGGTTCATCCTCTTCGCCGCCGACCGCGGCGCGGCCAAAGTCGGCACCAGACGCCATCGCGCGGGCCCGACGCTGCTCGCGTTCTTCTTCCGCCTGCTGGGTGGGAGTTTTCATCTTGCCCTCGCGGATGAACTGCAGTTCGGTCTTCTCAGCCGCCAGCTGGGTGGCAACGGCCTCCGAAACGCCCTGCTTCACAAGGTCGCCGTAGTGCTGGGCGGTCACCTTGAAGAAGTCGGAATCCTTTTTGCCGAGGTCGGGGTACTGCTTGAGGAGCTGCTGCTCGCGGGCGATGTTGTTGGCTTTCGCGTCGATCAGCTTTTCGACTTCGTCTTTTCGAATGAACCCGCGCTTGCTCGCGATTTCCTCGAAGCCTTTCGCCCCTTTCGAAGCGATCGCATCAAGGACGTCGAGGTCATCTTCTTCGGCAGCGGCGAGTTTCGCCGGCGGGGCGGGTGCGGCGTCTGCCTTCTTCTTCCAAAACTCCGCCGCCTGCTGCTTTTCTTCGACCTGCGCACGAAGCGCGTTGATCTCGGCCTGCAACGTGGCCGCGTCTTTCACTGGAGGCTCAGTGCCCGTTCCCGCGGGCGACGCTCCATTCGGATTTTGGTTTTCGGTGCTCATGTCCTCAGCGCGTTGGCTCCGAACTCGGTGCCACGGTAAAGGTCAGTCCGCTTCGGAAGGTAAACCCCGACGCATGACCGGCACAGAACCTGATAGACGCCGTCTTTTGGAACCACATACAACTTCACTTCGACACCCGGCGTGGAATCCCGCAAAACGTTCCACGAACGTTCGCACTGCTGACACCCTGGGATGCAGCCGCCAGCGAGGAATTCCATCGCTTTGTTGTGCCAATCGAGGCAGTTGTCGCAGATGATCTGGGCTCGTTTGAGCTGGTGAACCCGATGGACGGGCAGTTCTTTCGAACAGTAGTTACAGCGGACCTTCAAGACGTTCCGGACGATGGAAACGACTTTGGATTGCGTCGGCGCGAGCGTAGTCAAGCGATCACCTCAATCTGTGGATTCCAGGCGCACTGCTTACCGTCCGGACCGTAACACCAGCGGGCGTGAACCGCGCGCACGTCGAGGTGAGTGAAACGTTCCGCAACCCCGAAACCGCCAAAGGCCGGGATCTTTGACGCCTGGCGATAGACCTCAGCTGGTGACATTCCGGAGACTTTGACGTCGGCCGCTTTGCCGAGGCAGTGCTGCGAATTCGGTTCCCCGCCGACCTTTGCGTTATGGGCGGGACACCGGTATCCACTGGTGACGGTGATCGGGCCGACCACCGCGCGCAGTTGTTCGAGCGCGTCAACGAGCTGCTGAGTGCATTCGTTGACATCGCAGCATGGGCATTTCAGTTCAGCATCTGAAAAATGGGCGGATGAGGCCATCAGAATTTCCTTTCAAAGAGAAAAGGCGACCCCGCCATAAGCAGGGCCGCCGCATGACTTTGGTAGTTGAGCTATTTGCCCCAGCCGAGTACCAAGCCGACCGGATAGCTGACACCGGCCCCGGGGATGGACGAGTACGCCGCCCACGCCGAAGCCCCGATAAACCATCCGCCCGAAAGTTGTTTGACCGCCAGCGCGCCGCCCGAACCAGCGAAACCGGTATTGGTGCCCTGTACACCTCCGGCCGCGGCAATGCCGCCCGTGCCGAGGGCGAACAATTCGAATGCGCCGAACTTTCCCACATGCCACGCGGCTCCGGTCTCGGTTGAAGTCTGCAGTTGGGCCTTTGGTTTCAACGTGAGGGAGGTTTCCCTGATCAGCGTGTAGCTGTAAATGCCGCGATCCGCGTTGATTTTTTTGGCGTAGCCGACGAAACCGGACAAATTCGGGCTGGACTGCTGGTTGTAGTGGACGCCGCCGCCAACGAACTGGTCGGGGAGGGTCTGCTGACCGAACAGCGAGGACACGGCGAGAAGGAACATCAACAAGCAGAATGAAAAGACGTTTCGAAAATTCACTTTTAACTCCTGAGTTTGGTCATTACGACTACCGCGAAAGCTCCCGCCGCACCTTTGGCTTCAAGGGCGGCCGGCGCGTTTCCGGCGAGGACCAGCCCAAGCCATGCCCCGGCGCAGACTGTTAACGCGATCACCGACAAGGCGAAATGCCCCTGGGGATCAGAGAACAACCACAAAATGAATTCCTTCAGCATTTCTGCTCCGGAACCTGAATCTGGAATCCGCCCTCGATGAACATCAATTTCGCGCCGTTCAGGCGGTCCAGAAGCCCATGGGCCTGATCGAAAATCTGCATTCGCTCCGCTGTCAGTGCCGACAGCGCATTCCCCAGCGAGGCATCCAGCCGATCCTGAGCGTGGCCGATTACTGCTTCCGCCGCTGCTTGAACCACTGGCACCAGCTGGGTCGCAATCTGGCGCGTTGCTGTATCCGTGATCTGGTTGGCCGCTACTTCCGCTTTGCTGAAGTCGATCAGGTTGAGTCCCATCGGTTAGGCCTCCGGCTGGGTAGGGTTTTCGGGTTCGGCCGAGGCAGAAACTTCAGCGACCGCGGGTTCATTGGGGACGGGCATTGCCTGCGGAGCGGGTTCAAACCGTTCGCGAAGGACGGCGACGGCATCGCCCTCGATGGTGATCTGGTTCGTACCGAGATCCACAATCGCCTTGCCGTCCTGAAACTGAATGAAATGGATCAGGGCAACGTTGATGAACATTCCGGTGCCGGGGACCGGGAGAAATTGAGGGTTCATGCCTGAGTTATTCGACTCAGGCGGTTTGAAGGCGTTGGTTAGTGGTGACCAGACTGCCGCCAGCCAAAGTAAGCCATTATTGCAGCAACCAAAACGCCCCAGAATACCTTCATGAGTCGGAGGGCTCCCCGGTTTTGATGCTGGATCTGTTCCAGTTTCATAACTCGGCGCTCCATCGCATCGAGTTTTTGCAGCACTTCCAGCACGGCCCGGTGGGTATCCCTGAGCATATCCCTATCGGATACCGCGAAAATCAGTTTCAGGGAGTCGTTTGGCCCCCTTTGTTCTGGATTCGGAACAAAAGTCCGATTATCACCGGCCATTAGTCCGGGCCTCCTGGATCAGGGTGTCGACGAGGCCGATAGCCGTTCGGAGGCCGGAAACTGTCCCTTGTGCGCGGTAAAGACCGGTCCCGTCATATGCTTCGCACATATTACGGTTGCGCTCCAGCTCAGCGTTGATCCGCTTTAGGTACAGCCCGAACGCCCGCGACTGCTTCATCTGCGCAAGGGCTTCGGCGTCGGACTCTTCATATCCGGGTGTGACTTTGATCTCCATCGCGCGATAGGAATTCATTCGACGGGCTACGAATTTCCGTGCAGATTTTCCGGGTGCCCGCTGTAAATCGCTGGTTCATGGGCTGCTGGGTTGCCTGGCGGCTGTGACACAGGGCCACCGAACAGACCGCCCGGCATACTCACCGGGCCGCCCCCGGCGCCACCCATCAACTGCGCTCCGGCTTGAAGCGCCTGCTCGATAATGGCCTGCTGCAATTTTTTCTGTTGGAGCTGCATGATGTGCGCCGTGTAATGGTCCTTCAACGCCTGGATCGCGCGCGGGTTGGCGTCCGGATCCTGAACCGCGTGCATGTAGTCCTCGTGGTGGCGGATCAGGTGAACCTGATCGTTATCCATCGGGTTGACGTGGACTTCCTCGCCCTGCTGCATCCGCGCCCACTCCTCCGCGGGGTTGATGCTCATGTCTGGCGCGGGCGGTTCCGGCACCATGTCGGCGAAATTCGGGTCGCCGAGGGCCTTGTGAGCTTCTTTTGTCGTCTGCCAGAGCGCCCGGGGATTGTTGACGATCAGCGGGTTCTGCAGGTCGAGCTGGTACCGAGCGAGGGCCTTTTCCTTCTCGGCTTCGCGCGAATACACGGAATTTGCGAACTTCAGGCTGAAATCGTACTCGCCAGTGAAGTCCTGCTCTGTCATGAAGGCGCCACCCTTCGCGCGATCAACGTCGAACAGGCCGCCAGCGTCTTCTTCGGTCACCCGGAAAAACGTGTCGTCGGTGGTGAACTGACACTCCAACTCCCACAGGTGGCCGAGGATCGCGCTCATGTCCTCGCGCAAAACCTTGGTGTCTAGCGAAATTCGGACATTACCCTCTTCGAGCAGCGCGATAGTCTGGCGGCCGGTCTTCGGAGCGTTCGGGCGGTCGGGTTGGCGGCCGAGCTGCATATCCGACATACCGGTAAGCTTTTCGCCATACGCCAGAACGGTCTGTTCCTTCCAGGTGGCCGCGCTGAAGTCGGTGGTGATGCGGATTTCGCGGAGGTCGGTGGCCGGGTTATCCAGTGGGAACGCCATGCCAGGCTCGAGCTTGAACGTCTTCGGCTCAAATCCGGACGCGGGCCGGTAACCGATGGCAGGACTGGCGGCGAGGGCCGCGGCTTCCGTATTTTGGTTGTGGTTTGCGCGAAGCTCGTCTTCGAGGTCGATCAGCATCTCGGCGATGCCAGCGCACCAGTAGCTCCCGTCTTTGAGCATGGAAGACTCAACAAACGGGCGACGGTCGCTGGAATCCGGGTACAGATCTTCCAGTGCCTGGATGCCGACCACAAGCTGAAGATCGGGCAGAAACCGGATGCAGTAATCCTTCTGGCGGCGCTCTCGACGCTTGAAATCGAGTTCCTGGGCGTCGTCCTTGCCGCTCTTAAGCGGTCTCCAGCGCCCGTACCACTCCAGCATGAGGAGCGTTTCCCCGGCGGAGATCGGGCGGGTATAGCTGATGCTCTCGGCGTCGTCCTGTTCGCGCTTAATCTCCTCGGCACCGGCGGTTACGTCGCGCGTCATGCCCATCTGGGCGCGGTTGACGATGTCTTCCCAGTTGTCGCTGATGCCCTGGTATAGTCCGCGCTCCTCGCCGTCGAGCAGTTCGTCAGGTCGGATCCGGACCCGGCGGATCACGAAACTGAAGTCGTGGATCGTCTTGGCTTCTTCCGCCGGCACGATTACGTCGTCGGGTGCCATCGGGATAAACTCAGGCCCTCGGTACTTGATTTTCTCTTTTCCTCGGGCCGTGTACGTCTTCACGGTCCACCCGGAATAGGCGAACGACCGCCCGAAAATCAGCTTTCGCGTCAGGAACTCGCAAAACGGGTTGACAAGCTTCATGTTTTTGAAGACCCGCCAATCCATGAATCGCCCGATCTTAGCGTCGCGGCGAAAGTCAGACGGCCCGTTTGCGATGGCGACGATTTGCGCGTCGTCCCCAAACAGGGCATCCATTTCTTTCGCCAGCTTCGCCAGAATCTCCCAGCGGATGTACGGAACGGAGAAGTTTGAATCGTCTTCCTCGCCGACGCTGGGATCGTCCGTCATGGCCCGCCACCGCCGAAAATACTCGCGCCACCGCCGGATGCGCCGGTTGTGGTCGGTGAGAGCGTTCCGATAGTCCTGGTAGACCTTCAGCCCGATCCGCTTGGTTTCTGCCTCCGGCCAGCGAAGCTGAAGTTTGCGCGCGGCCGCCGCGATCCTTTCGCGGGAATCCGAGGAAGGCGGCAACGGCTGGGCGTCGAACGGCTGCTGAGCTGACGGAGTCATGGAGCCTTAGCAGCGGCCGGAGCTGGCTTTCAAGGCGGGACCGAGCTGGCCGGGTTTAACCGTGCCGCTGGCCGGAGTCTTCGGCGGCGCTTTGGTGGTGGTTTTCTTTTTGGGTGCCATCACTGGGATATTCGACGGCAACCCGGCAACTATGCCTTCTGGTTTCGTCCCTGCAAGGCCCAACGCATCAGGTCCTCCAATTTTTCTCCTTCGTTCTGGGACGCAGCCTGCGCCACCGGACACCATTCCGCGTGCTTGCGGCCCCCGAACACGCACGCCTCGCAGCATGCTTCCGGCTTATACGGTCTGGATTGAATCTCGATCATGCTGGTGTCTCCATGGAATCTAACCTTACAATTCCTCCCTTGGGGTTTCTGGTCTCTAACCATTTCTGCGATACCCGCACGAATTTACCTCGCCAGACATAGACCGTCGTCATCGTAGTAACCTCACTTTCTGGCCGCGCGCGTCGTCGTCCTGTCGCTTGCCGTAATACTGAATCTCTGGTCGCATCCGCTCCGGATCACGCTGGACCGGGCGCGGCATCCTCGCCATGACGATCAGCGCGAACGCCAGCGCCATGACCGTATCATCGTGGCACCCGCGTTGCGCCTCCGCCTTCCCCCGCGCCGACACCACGAACGTCAGCAACTCGCTCTGCGTCACTGGGTCGTAGACGTGGACGGAGCCAGCGCGGATCGCCTCGTCCAGCAGGGAAAGAAGCTGCTGCCGGGAAACCTCGTCCGTGTTCCAGCCGATCTTATCGCTTCGGGTTGCCGGGTCCTGGTCAGGGTTCACCGGACGGTGGTAGATCAGGCTGGCCGGGTACCCGCAGTTCAGAAGAGCCTCAATCGTCGCGATCCCGACGCCCGTCTTCTCGACGCAGGCCTGCGCGTTGTTGTACCAGCGCAGCAACCGGAACAAGTACCGACCGAACGCCCCCGGCATCGCCCGGAGGCGGAGAACAGCACATTGCTCACCGGTGTCCCGGTCGAGAATCTGAGTGCAGGCGAAGTCGGTGTCGGGGTCGCCCTTGCCTTCGTTGAGGTCGGCGCCACCGGCGGCGTCGGCACCTGCGGCGTAGCACTTTCCACGCTCCGGCATCCGGAAGACCGTCAATGCGCCGTACTCACCGGCCTGGAACATGATTCGCTTTTCCCCGCCGACTTCGTTCTCCTCGAGATCGCCGCGCATGGCATCGCGCCGGATCGGCATCCGCTGAATGTGAGGGATGGAGAACCGCGTCCGACTGGAGGCGCTGAAAGCATCCTCTGGCGTGGCCGGGTGCTCGCGGCGGAAACTGGACTCGTCCCCGTTGAACTCGTTGGCAATGACGTACCGCCGCCAGGCAATTTGCTGCAGGTCGAGGTTGAACCGGCGCATCATGTCGCCCTCGGCCGTCGTGAGCGAAGCGTGGAACCGCGCGTCGTCCATCGGCAGCGGCATCCGGTTGGATCGGTGCTCCCACCACCCCATGAACAGCCCGGCCCATTCGCTCCGGCCTTCGGTGGCCGCCTGCCACATCGAGTGGAACTCGTCGCCGATGGCCTTGGCCGTGCCTTCAATCACGACCATATTCCCCGGCAAGCGAGGTACCGCCGCCATGACCGCGTTGAGCAACTGGCGGGGACGTTCGTAGTACGGAAACTCCGAGAAGTGGACGTTGGACGCGCGAAACCCACGCCCGAAGTCGGCATTGCCGGCGGTCTGGATCTGGATGTAGCTGGATTTCTCGTCGCCCCCGTACGAATACTGCAGGCGGTCGGTCAGAGCTCGCGACTGGGGCAACCGGATCAGCCCGGCGAAAGGCTTGTAGCGGTCATGGAATCGCTGGTAGATCCGGAAGATGTTCTCGACGGATGGCGTGTCGTGGGCGAAAACGAGGGTGTGAATACCAGCGCGGAATGCCGTGCGCTGAAAGAACTGGGCCGCGGTGCCCGTCGTCGCCTGGATGCGCCGAGACTTCAGGTAGATGATCTGGACGCGGCGCTGCAGGGCTTCCTGACGCCGAATCTCGGCATCCAGCTTGAGCTGCCCGGCCCCCAGTTCCATGGGGACCAGTTGTTCTGATTCCGTCTCGACGATCAGCGACCGGCGGCAAAACTCGGCATGATCCCGCCAGGCGCGGTCGAGCGCCCGCTGTTGGTCGATTGTCATGTCCTCGAATCTCACCGGGTTCCTCCGAGCGCGTGCTTCAACGCCACCTTCGCGATACGAATCTGCTCACGTACCCAACCCTCCGACCGGTCCATTTGCATGCTGATCTGGACGATGGACAGTCCGTCCAGCATGGCCTCGAGAACCTGCCGGCTGGTGCCTAGGAGCTGCGAAATCGCGTGGCGCACGTTGGCGATGTCCTGCTGTTCGATCAGAACTTCGTCCAGCGGACGAACGGTCCGGTCGGCATCAAGCGCCGCCGGAAGCCAGCCGTCGTTGGCCTCTGCGATCGCCTGCAGGCTGTCGTGAGTTTCTTCCCGATAAGCCCGCCGCTTGTGCGCGTCTATGATGGCACCGCGGACTCGGAAATAAGCGAACGGCTCGAAGGCTCCGTTATCCGGGTGGTACCGTTCCGCGGCCTCGACCAGCCCCACCATGCCGCACTGGATCAGGTCGCGGATGTCCAGATGCTGGGCGAAGTTTCGGGCCTGCTCCCGGGCGATCTTGCGGACCGTGGGCATGTACGCCTCGATTGCGGCGTCGCGGTGAAAGCGCCTCCAGGTGCCGAGTAAACCACCCCGGCGTTGTTTTTCGGTAAGTGTCCGACGTGCAACTGATTGATTTTGAAAGCGCAGTTGCAGGATGTAGGAATCCCAGAGCATTTGAGCGAGGGAGCGACGCCGTTGAGCCATCTATTCCGCCTCCGGTGTTGCTGTGTGCCGCCGGTAAATCTGGTGAAACTCCTCCCAGGTGCCGCCGGGTTGGTCTGGTTTCTCCGTGCCGCCGATCTCGGCCGCGGACAGGCCTGCACGGTTGAGCACCTCCCGGGCCGCCGCCAGTTCCACTGCGGTGGGGTGCTCACCGGGCTTGTACTTCCGGGTCAGACTGCGCTGAATCGTGGCGAGGGCGGGATCCACCATGGCCAGCAGTCGCAGTCGGGCGGCTTCCTTGACCTGGGGGGCGCTCCCGCCGTGTACCTGACAAACGTTCGTCCCCGCGTTCGCTTTTCGCGTGCAGGGCTTCCCGGTGCTTTTCGCTTTTGCGGTACACTGCGCCACTATGCGGTCCTCCTGACCGTGGGGTGAGCACACACCCCGTTATTCGACGGCGGGGCCAGCCGCGCCACCACCCGCTGGGCCCAATCGACCAGCCCGGAGCCTTCGCCGCCGAAGTTCTCCGGTTCGGCGAGAATCTGCCGCGCGCTGCGGAGGTTGTTCTCGTCGTGGGACAGCGCCACGGATTTCAGCAGTTTCGCGCTCATCTCAGCAAGTCCGCCGTCACATTCCCCGACAAAACCGGGGTGGCGCAAAACGCTTGCCAGACTACGAAGTCACTATGGGCCAGCTCTAAATCTTCTGGCCAAACGAACCGCCTGTGTCGGCCCATCGTCACGCTCCAAACGCTGTGCTTAGGCTCCCACCGCCATGAAATTCTGGTCTTCATGCGGCACCTCGCTGTCCGAACGCCTGTTCGAGCACCGTGGGAAACCAGGCGTAGGAGTTC